GCGAGATCTCCGTGCTTAATCTAGAAAGTTACCAATCTAGACCCACCGGTGAGGTGGTCCACCTACGCTTCGAGTTGAGGGCGTAGGGCCTCTCGCTGAAGACCATGGAACGAGGTCGAGACACCGCAAGGTGCTTCGACCACTCCTTCCAATGGAGTCCAGAACTAACTATGTCCGAATAAGAGTGACATCCACGTGTAACACACGAGAGTCCTCCATTACGGAAGTAGCGCAGCTCTGTTCCCATTGACCCCTCAAACTCCGGAACTTCTTGTTCGCATGACCACATTGGATCATACGTTGAAGCGCCAGAGTTAGAAGTCTCGCTGCAGAATTGCTTAAAGGCACTCCGGGAATCGGCATGATACCGATCTCCAAAAGTTCCAATAAGATTTCCTGCAAGTGAGGTTGGAGAGTCCACGACTCGTTTTGGAACGAGGGAAATTCCTTTGACACGGTATCCATGTAAGTTCGAATCCCAGGACAAGTTGTCCGAACGGATAAACGAAGCGAAATGGATGATCCCAATTGGGACACGTGAATAAGGTATACGCCCCATTCTTCTGACGAGTTCTGTTCTGAGGTAATCACAAGCATTCCATAATCCTTTCATGTAAAATGAATTGGAGAGTGCAACTTGTGCAACCCTCATTACAGGGTCATTGAGCTGTCCGGTATCGTCCCATTGGCGAACATACAGGGGAGTCACATCGACGCCTCTGTAGTAATCGCCGCCACAGGATTCACGAAAGAATCCCGTGTGGAACGATTTGTCACGGTTGACCTTTAGGCCAAAGGCTTCAAGGTCAGCTTCGACACCGGACGCCATCGAACTATCGACGAGGATATCATCCCCGTAAATAGCGACTCTACTCGCAAGTTTTTGCAAGTAGCGCCGAGATGGTCTCTTACCTGACTGACGTACCAAAGAGTACATCACGATCGTGAAAAAGTACATCGATTCCACAGGAAAGCATAATGCTGATCCCATAGACGAGAACTTTTTCAGATCGATTATTCTTCCGTCAGGCAAAAGTGCAGTCCTAGTCCTGCAATCTTCAATTAGTTGAAGAAAAGCAGGACAAACCTTAAAGATCTCCTGTACAGCCCCGAGAGGGACTAAATCAGAAGCGTCCGAAAGATCGATAGTAGCGATGCTACCATCGAGACTGCCCCTTCTCGCCCATTCCCTATTGACCGATTGGTCAGTAAAGCGAATGGACCTAAAACCGAATCTCTTCGATTCTAGGTACGACATCAAAGGCTTGGCAATACTCTGCTGCATTAGCATAGTATAACTTGGCTCAACAGATATCGTTCGAGGAGTCTTAAGCGTCTTAGGAACCTGCACAACCCTTACGGGTTCTTCCTCGTCTAACGCAAGAAATCGGATCCCCGTGAGGGGTTCTGACTCATTGTGTACGGCGTGGAAGATGGCAGGGAAGGAGGTTTCACTCCTTGTAGGCCACTTTGTGACGGTGAAACGTTCATTACGTTTTTCACGTCCCGCTGTAGCGCCTGATCCGAAGATACCCGGAAAACAATAAAGTTTTCCAGATAACTCTTCGAGGTCAGACCATAGGTAGCCACTAACGCTAGCGAGAATGCTAGTGTCGATAGCACACCTATTGCTATTCCAATTGATGCTTTGGTCATTGTCTTCATACCTCCTGTAGGCGGCGCGTATGCGTCGATCAGAACAAGGCTTCTCGACCTTCTTGAAAAGGCGAGAAACCTGTCTGATTGCATAAATAGCATCTACATTAGGACTAGACAATAACCATCCATCGTCATCAAAGATGCATCTGAAGAAACCTTGCAGCAATGCAGGGAGACTTCCGCGTTTCTTGAAGGGTTTGAAGCCTTCAAAATCAGCGCGAGAGATGTGGCCAGATGAGAGTCCCTTAAGAAGGACGTCATCTAACCGAGGAAGAGTAATCGTCAGAAAACTCAACCCTTCTCTTTGATAACGACTACAGATTTCTCTGTAGTCTCTGTCGATGGTGTGCTCTGGCTGCAATCTTACATCGAGTAAGATCCGCCTCAGGAGCATGGTCGGTCTTTTCATCATTTCCTCCTTAAATTACGAGGTGTGTTGAAACCGTCCTAATGTTGCAGAGTCTTACGACTCACCCGCAAGAAGCTTGTCACGCGTCGTATTGGTAAACGCCGCAATGACAGCAGCTGTCAGATAGCCGATTTCGGTATCTGAGAAGCCCCACCGAGGCTCATCGACGACGATCATAACGGAAGTGGAAACTTCCTTGTTGATCGACGAGATGGGGTCGGCGGCAACCTTTTTCTGCGTGAGACGATACTCACGACGGAAACGGTTGGCAGTCTTGTTCTGCCGGATGGAAACTTCATAAGTACCATCAGCGGTAGCGAACCGTCCGAGTGTCTCGGGGCTGCTCGTACCCTGCCTTGCGCAGGTCTGAGCAACAGCGTTGACAGTGACGGTTTGAGGGTCAGCAAACATTAGGAAACTCCTATTCTAACTAAAGAGAACTACGTTTAACACCGTAGGTGTACGGATTTCACAATCTGTACGTAGAGGCTTGATAACCTCTATCTGGCAGTCTCGAGTACCCAAGGGCACCCAAGATTGACATTTGGTGAAGACTAGGCGTTGCCAATCCCCACCCGAAAGGTGTAGCAGGTGAACGTACTTTAGAAGTACGCGAAATCTGCATAAAAGAAGTTCCCCGTGCTGCTCCAGATTTTGAGGAGTAGTAATGGAACTCGTACGTTGACTTATCCCAGTAATTCTCGGTTGCCATAACATAGGCGTATTCGAACCAAACTCGGTCGGCTACGCCAGGTGAAACGGAATCGAGAAAGTGTCCAATGCCGGTGAAATAATCAGCGGCCCAAGACCAAGGGATAATATTCCAGACTTGGTTCGGTGATAAAACCGCACCAAGTATCCGCCTCGAGATTTTCTTTTTCCATTGATCATCACGAGGACCAGGGGGTAACAAGTACCTAGACTTTCCTTCACACCAAACGTGCGAAGACGAGCCCTGGACCCTGGTAGTACGAGCTTGACCAGGAGAGTAACATTGCGTCACAAGCGTGGGTCCGATATAAGGATTCCACGGATTTGGATGAACTGTTACAGTCTCACTAGAATTGGACCTGCCTTTATTAGCAGATCCGCTCAAAGTGCGACTTCTCCGGACAGACTTCCCTTCATCACGTAGTAGTTGATCGAAACGAAGCTTTCTTCCGTTAAATGCCTCAACAAAGTTGCGGATATCGCGGAATAAGGGCTTCCACCCAAAACTATATGCAATATATAGTTCTGCGGTGAGACCACCAAAGCGACGACCATGAGAACGAAGACGAGCCATACGGCGCGTCGTTTTATTTCGCATATCATGAACACGTCCCTTTAATTCGTGGAATGTGTCTTTCAACTCGTAGAGGTTTGAAGCTGCGCTGAAGTCCGGAAGATCCGGTTTCAAAGCAGCATATGCTTCAGCACCGCGATTAAATGCGCTAAGCCAAAGCTGATTCTCTGTTCTCACAGGGAAAGCCCAAGCATACGCATCGGGGTGCTGCATTCCAACATAAGCTGGAATGGCATAATTCTGACGATGCATGGAGAGAACATCTCCCCAGCGTTTGTCATCAAACTTCCACATTAACCAAGAACCACCAGAGCGGTATACACCGTCCTTGTCGCGCTTGTGACCAGTAGAGTAGTTCACACCGTATGAGTTAGGATAAGAGGACATATAGTACCTCTCAACTGACCCATCTGAATACCAACGAAGTTGTTTACCTTTTAAATGGTATTTACCTTTGAATTGGTTTCCAGCGGTAGGAGTTACAGAAACTGGCATGATGAAGAACCTTTCGATGGAGGCCTTTTACTCGGCATGTGTGTTAACACAAGATCCTGCAGCAAAAGCACCCTTTGACGGGTCAGGGCCGCGAGGCC